AAGTAACTAAACTCAAACCTAAAATCAGCATTAGGTGTTGGTGCCATAATCATAGAATCTTCATCAAACAATGAATAATATTTTGGCACTCCTACCACATTAGCATCAGGATATGATTCTCTAATAAAAGGTAAATCTCTAAACATTAAATGCTCTAATCCAGAATTATCTACAGCTAAAGAAAATGGAGCCATAAAATCTGATGGTGTAGAAAGAAACTCATTACCTGCTGTAGATGTACCTGTTACATTCTTTTTAAATGCAGGTAGGTTTACATTCTTAAATATTCTTTCTTCTGATTGTTGTATAAAGCGATCAAGATTATTAACAAACAATGTTTCGGTATTATTTGTATAGTCTTGAATGGCTTGTTTTAAAGTTGTATATGTAAAACTCATGTTACTATTGTTACACTCCCTACATTACTTTCTATTGGTTTAGAAAATACTGCTACAGTATATAAACTTCTGAAGTCTCCTCTATCTGGTCTTGGGTCAAATAATGCTTGTGGATCAGCTACAACATCTCTACCTAATTGATATTGAGGATGGTCTGGATCAAAACATTCAACACATACTCTTAAACCATTTCTAGTTTCGTTTTCAACTTCATACTTTAATTCGTTTAATAGATAACTAAATCCGCATCTATCACATTCTCCTAAAGCTTTTGTACCTTTAGCATATGCCATTAATACATCCTCAAGTTTGGTACTAATTTTAAATTAGCTCTTTCTCTTTGTGAGTTCGCTACTTCATTCCATAGCTCATCGTATCTCATTCTAAGCATAGGTACTCTGTCGTTTGATTCTGGTCTCTTACAAGCAATACTATAAGCCAATGCATATGTAAGACATGGTAAGTAGCTAATAGGTATATCAGCATTATTAGATGCTGGTTTACCTGTATCTTCTATTCTTGCTATATAGTCATAAACTAATGTATAAGTCTCTGCATTATCAGGTGTAGCCCATAATACTAAGTTATTAGCTGAACTAGATTTTTGTACATAAAACTGTGTAGGTCTAGACTTTAATAATTTATTTGCTATGTGACTGTATTGTGTTCTTGATATTCTAGTTAGCCTGGTATCTTTCTGATTGTCTATGTCACCAGAGTCTGTTCTTAGAGATACATCTATAACTTCTAATGAATCTGCTGGTAATGGATATGATGCCTGTCCTTCTGTTAAAGTTTGTGTGCCAGTAACAACTGTAAATAAATTAAGTCCTTTGTTTTGCCATTCAAGAAAAATTAAATCAAGTGATCTTTTAGCACTGCGATAATCGTAACCACTACGCATTTCTAAACCAGCAAGATCATAAGCTTCTTCCATGACATCGCCTAGGTCTAATGTAAATGTAGTTGTTCCGCTTGTAGCCATTACTTACCTACTTTTTTCATAGCCTTGTTATGAGCTTGTGTAAAAGTTTTACCTGCTTTCATTTCTTCCTTCATAAGGTCCATGTGTGCTTTAGTATGGTGTACAGAATGTTTTTCTAATGTATTTTCTTGTCTCTTAGTCATACGACCACTAGCCATGAAGCCCATTTTATTACGAGCAGTTTTAGGCATCTGGCTTAAACCTTTGCCTTTTTTTCCTTTTGGTATTGGTTTTAAATCTTTTTTCATTTTAGCTCCTTTTGCTGGTGCACTCCTAGTCATTTTACTAAAGTTTGCTCGTGACATTACCATTTTACTTTATCCGCCCAATATGCTGCTGACATTTTTCC